AGAAGAGTTATTTAGCAGTACAGTCTCTCCAGCCTTAGCCTCATACTGATCTAATACTACTGGCATTTCGTTGTTTGCCTTTATCCAAGTTCCGGTCAAGTTTAGAATCCAGTTCATGTATTGGACTAGAGGTTTCTCTATTACCCAACCAAGGGCTTGTTTAACTAGACCAGGATCATCTTTGTTAGGATCTCCATTTACAAGTTGTGCATTACCTGTAGCCCATGTTGGGAATTTTCTTTCAGCCATGTTTAGGCTCCTTAAATTAGATTAAATACAAATTGATACCCAGCAGGTATAAAGAATTTACGCATATAGTAAATTAGACTTAACACTTCAGCTGAGGTTTTAGACTCTTCTAGTGTAAGTATAATCCTATTGTTAAAACTTGGTGTATAAGAGTATCCTAATGTCTCTGAAACAAATGCACCTCCTATACTTTTATCACCTATTGATCCAAAACTATGTGCATCAGAGTCTTGAGAGAAGCCAAATAAGTCTCTCCAAGGTATTCGTTCATCCACTCTTAGGTGTAATACAGAGGGTACACGGCCTAACAGTATAGTAATAATTTCATACATAAAGCTAGTATCATGAAACTCTGTACCAATACAAAGACCTTTTGCTCTTACAGCCCTTCTAAACAAGGTATCGTTAAGCTGTAATGTCGCAGAGTTTACTGACTTAAATATTCCACCCACTGCTGCGTTACTTTGAGTTCCAAAAGTCTCAGCTCCTAATTCATCTTTAAAGCCAAAATTAACATCCTCTACAGTTATGTATCTTGATATGCCTACAATATCCCCAAGTATGGCTAACTGCTTACCAGTTGCATATTCTAATAACCTACCTAAGTAGACTCTTTCTGTCTGCTCAAATAGGAAATCTAATTCTGCAAGAAAAGCTCCTGCATAAGCTTTTAAGTTAGTACTCTCTCTATACTGATCTAGTAACATACTATTATATAGTTGTGTACCCTTATCAGTAATAACTGTGCTATCTAAGTCTTTTTCTTGAAAAACAGACATAAATCTCCTAGGACTGAGTAATTGTTATATTCAGAACATCTAAGGTAGAGAATTCAGTCACACTCATGGGTATATTACTTGAAGCTAAGCTACTTCCCAATTTACCTATAGTTAATGAATTGATTTGTGCACTACCATAGGGTGTTATAAGTCCGAACATATGTGACCAAATAACATCTTCTCCAGTTACTCTAGAGTTTACATAGTTAAGAAGTGATTCCTCTATACTAAGTTCAGCACCAGATATATCTTCACTCAAGAAAGTTAAATCTAGTAACACCTCTATAGGCTCTGCTACAGATTTAGTAAATCTGATAGTGTGTGGATTACCTTGATTATCATTTACTACAACCTCAGTAGACCCAAAAGTATATGTACCTAAGCTTTTATACTTAAGGATTACTTCAGCTAACTCTTCATTAGTAAATACTGTATCAGTAATAGTTACATGAATAGCTCCAGAAGGAGTTCCATCAGCTAGTGGGTTTATAGTATCATTATTTATTACAGATACTTGACCAACTCCCAATGCTATCATCTTACTACTAAGTGCATCAGCTACACTTTCAGAAGGATTCATTACAGCCCTGTTTCTAGTGTTTCTGTATTCCTGCTCTGTTACTGGTAACGTACCAATTTTACCATCATCTGGCTGGTCAATACTAAACCATCCAGTTACAGGGGATACTATGGTGTCTAATGTTCCAGCTGCTATGGGTGTAGGCCCAGCTACTAAAGCTACAGCATTTACTATAGCTGGAATCACTGCATCATGTTCAGTAACATACTTATTACCTGCTTGGTCAGACACTTGACTAGTAGCTGGCACAATAGTTCCAGACACACCAACAAGGCTTATTGCAGCCCTGCTTCTATCAGCATTATCCTTTATGAATCCAGATATTAATCCTATATGTTGTAAACCCTGTCCTATAGCTTCAGCAGGATTATAAGACTTATATACTAAATCTAGTTGAGTCCATAACTGACTCAATTCAAAACTAAAAATCTCTATGTTTTGTCCATCGGGTGATTCAGGACTTAAATCAAATCCTGGGTTAATTGCCTCTAGCCTATCTCCTATTCTTTTCTTTATCTCGTTATGGGTAAGAATAGTAAACCCTTCTTCAGTTAGTCCTGCCATTAGGAAACTCCCCAAGGTATGTTCAGATTAATCTCTCCATATACTGTATTAGCTTTAAAATCTATTTCCAGCTTACGGCTTCTATAAGTTGCAGTTATTTCAATAATAGATTCCACACCTACTACAGAGAGTATAACAACTCGTGCCCTATCCTCTATATTATATAAATCATAATCCTTTACAAAATCTTCTAAGTTTACCCAACCTATGTTAGGGTTTAATATCCACTCACCAAGCCAAGTTTTTAGCTTAGACCTGACTTGCTGAATTATGAATCTACCATCATTAACCCTAGATACTCCTCCTTCTGGAGGAAATATTAAATCATTTGTAGTCTTACTTAGCGCTAGATAAATACTCATATAGATGGTACTCCTGTCACTACAGGTAATACATTTCCTGGAGATAGGTGTGTATGCGATTGTAAGCTTACAGTTCCAGCTATAACATCTGCTTCAGAGGTCACGACTCCAGTTATATTTGCTGGTCCAGACAAAGACAATCCCGCTGGTACAGGTGGTAGAGCACCAGTAGGAGGTACAGGCGTGCCAGCAGCAATACCTCCACCGACTATAAGATTTCCTGATATAGCTAGTACTGGTGTAATAAACTTAGCATTAGTTGCGGCATTAACTGTAGCAGTTATACAGTTAACTGTAACTTCTGGGGAAGTTAGTGTAGTACTGGCGTCTGCTGTAATATCTAATGAGGCATCTGTATGTACAGTAATTGCACCAGATGGAGCCATATTAATAGTAGTAGTGCCTGTCTTTATATGTATATTTCCATCAGCTTTTAAGGAGATTCTTTGGTCTCTATCAATATTTCTCCACTCAGAATCAGTACTGTGGTATGAAGGAATAGCTTGTGGTAAGGTGTTTAAGCCAACCAAAGCATACCCATCTTGCACATCGAACTTACGCTCTGTCCAAAACATTGGCTGACCTTTATATAGACCAGCTTCATCCTTATTATCAAATAGCCAGTGATCATACCCTATCTGACTAAAGAATATAATACAAGTATCCTTTGGTTTAATTGGGTGAGTAAGTGCCCAACCTCCTCCAGAGCAAGTATGTACAGGAACGTCTGTCAGTAAGCCTCTTGCTGTAGAACTTCCTAATTCATTTGCAGAATCAAAATTTCTTTCTACACAAATTCTAACTGTGGCAGTTTGTGTGGAAGGGAAGTATTCTACTATCCTTCCAGGCATGTTAAAGAAGCAATCCTCTAACTTCATATTTCCTCCTATTTGTAGGTAGTTACTAACTTGTTATTTGAAATAACTCTGCATTAACAAAAGGTGCTCCTATACTTGATACTTCTGGATTATTAATATTACTACCTAATCTTCCAGCCCCTGTCATTATCTGGGTAGTAGTAGGCAGAGATTCTCCAGGTATGTAAGGTTTTTCGGAAGTGTTTCCAGTCACTCCCCTTACTACACAGCCAGCAGAAAGCCCTATTAACTCTTGTCCTATATCATGCTTAGCCATTGCTGTAGTGCTATAGTATGCACCACGAATTTTGCTTCTTAGTTTTCCTGCAGCAGTATCTAGGAACTCCTCTGTTTGTTCCTTGGCTATCTTTTTAACCCCAGCCAACAGACAGTTTGGTACACCAATAGGTCCAGCATGATCATCCATTGGCTTTGGTACTACACTCTCTGCCTCTTTGATAATACTTTCAGGTGCTTTATATAGGTCAGTATCTGTAGTTAAAACATCATAGCTATAAGTTTCAGTCGTGGGATCAAACCCATTACATATATACACTGTAGTTCTAGTTTGCTTTAAGGGGTTTGCACTACTTATGGCAAAGTCTCCTCCTAACCTAACATAAGCTTTACTTATATTTGCAGCTTTAGGTACATTGATCTGTAGATCATTTAGCCTATCTATTGCGTCTTTTCTATCTGGCCCTAACTGTACAATCCAAGATACTAAAGTTGGTGCAGCACCATTAATAGCATTAGATACTTGAATCTCTTCACCAATCAAGGTTAGCTTCATAGTATCAACCATACCAGCTACTTGCTTCGTTTTAAAACTAGTAAATAGTACTGGAGTGTAGTTACTAAGGTTAGTAACTACAGTGCACATAATTCTTAAGTTTACTAAATCTCTAAGAGATTGAAAGATAGTTTTATTATTATCAGTTGAGGAGTACTGGTATGCTGTATTGGAATTAGCTAATAACGTATTAGTTATTAAAGCCTCCACTACTACTTTCCTATTATGACGTATTGCGTGGTTACTTATCTGAAAACCTTTCTGTACAGGAAACTTAGTAACTTCTGAAGAAGCTTCATGAGCTTCAGAAACTACTGTGTGAAACCTTATACTTTGGTAGGTATCTCCTACAAAGTAACTAATACGTGCAGGTGTGACGTTAGCCATATTAAGCTCCTTTTTGCCAACTAAATTGTGACATACTTTTGCCATTTGTTGGCGATATAGCTGATATAACAGTCTTCCACAAGCTAGTATAATTAGATCCAGCATGTTGGACAGCTATTGCTTGATACTTAGAAAACCCCGATGATATATGGTTTAGGAAATCTTTCGCAGTACTTAAGGTATCTAGACTGGTATTATCAATACCTACAGTGATTAAATTTGAAGCATCTAGTAGAGCAGAGGGCTTTATATTTCCATCTAGGTTACTTGTTAGATATAGTGATGCTGGTCCTATTTTAGGATTAGATTTCATATTTAGACTATCTAAAATTACATCAGGCTCTTTATCTACTAACTCTGTGTATCCAATTTCCTCTAAAGTGGGCATATACATACAAATCAGATTACCTAAGTCTGTATATACATTAAACTTGTGTTGCTTCTGCAATAAGGTTATACAGCTTTGTAAAGACCCTTGGAATTCAGAGGTAATCCTAGGTGGCTGCTGGTCTACTTTACCATCTGGGAAAGATTTATATATAATCTCTCCATTAAAACCAGCCTCTTTGCATAACTCAGTCATACAATTTCTGAGAGTTGGCTTAATAACTGTATAGTTTATTTGACTCTCTAGAAAGTCTTTCCTAAGAGAGTCATAACAATACAAAGTAGTTATGCTGTTAGGCAATACCTTTTCTTCTATTACATTACTTATGTAGTAAGATTTAGCAATAGTATATTGTACTCCATGCAACTTTGTAACTAAGGTCACATAGTTATCTTCTGCTACTATAGCTTTTATAGTATCATCTACTAGGTTGTAAATAGTGAATGAACCTCTGTTAAATTTACCAACAAGTCTTACATCAAAGTCCACTCTAAGAC